AGGAACGGGCGGGGGGGATTGTGATCGCCATACTCATTCAAATAACCAACATACGCAACAGGAGTTCCATCGCTATAACTGGCTTCTTCAAAAATCCCTACCTGCGTTTCATATTTAGCATCTTTGATGTTTTGCAGATACTTTTTCAAGCCTTTCAGCCGCAAGTCAATCTTCCCAATCGCTAACATGATGTATACCCGATATACCGCATACCAACACGATATTTAGCCGTAGCGAGCCAAAACATACTGCCACATTGGGTCTGATTGTACCAACTCGGATTGTTGGTAAACGCTTGTAAGCCAACGGTAACTTTACCCTCTGTGGCAGATGTCAGCAATCCTACCGCCCCAGTGCCACGTTGCTGAAGTGTAGCAATATGGCATACAAGCATGTATAACAAGGTTTTACGCTCCGTTAAATCTTTCACCTTGCTATTCTCGGTATTATCTAACAGTAAACATGCCGCATTAAAAAAGATTCCTAATTGTTCGGGCGTAAACACATTCTGAAATTGTGGATATAACGCTAAAAATTCTTCAGCATCAAAAACAACCACACCCATTTACTTTTCCTCGAATTTCTCCGTCTTTGTTTTTTTCGGGTCGATAGGTTCAAAACCATTGCGTAAATCCTTACGCTCGATAGCTTCTTTTCTTGCCTTGCCTGCGGTGGTAGCAAAAATCAAGCCTTTCGTAAATCTCGGGTCATCCGCAAAATTCCGCTTGATTTGTTCCCACGCTTCAACAGGAACATTTGCCGTAATACCATATGCACCAACAGGCAAAACGCCAGCTTCTTTGCCACGCAGATTATTTGAATTGCCGTGGATTCTGATTTTTTCAATTTTTCCCTTGTTATTCAGCACTTCAAAAATGCAATCTCTCGGGATATTGGCACACACTGTTACAGTATCGTTTTTTACAGGCTCAACCGCTTCTTCGGTATTGATTACATCGCCCGTATGCAGCACTTCTTCGTTAACTTCTTCTTTTTCCTTGCGTGTACGTTTTACTGCCATTTTTTATATACCTCCTGTTAAAAGAAAATCCCCTCACTGAATCAGCAAGGGGATTATTTAAAACTGTTTATACGCCTGCCATAATCTGAATAGCAAACGGACGCAGTACAATAGCGCCATAAGTGCCAGCAGAGAATTTCTGCTTGTAGCTGGACAGTTCTGGAATCAACTGATGGGAACGCATCTTTTCAGAATAGCCCAGTTCAGCAACGGGTGCACCATCAACAGTACGTGCCGCCAGCAATACAGAATTACCACTTGCATTAGCCAGTTCCGGCAGGGTAACGAAACTGATATTGGTGAAGTAATTTTTCAGAATATCAAATACGGATTTGCCGTATTCAGTGGATTTGCCAAGCATTACCATAACAGCAGGCGGAGCGGCAAGCACAAGGTCGCTGTCAATAGTAATACGTCCTGCGCTATTGGTAGCCAGTTCCCCAAACAGTTTGATAATATCATTATAAATCTGAATGGTGGTTTTATCTGCCCACTGGGTTGCAGTGCCAACAGTAGTCGGGGAAATATCAGCGTTCAGATTCGGGTCATTCAGCAAACCATAAATACGTTTGCCAGCTACGCCACGCAGATAAAATTTATTTGCATCAATGTCCAATACTTCAGCGGCAGAACGCTGTTTTTCAGAAATCAGGTCAATGGTTGCACGACTTGCAACAGCCGCTTCACGTTCGCCATAGCGGATAGTGGTCTGGAAAACGTAGTTATCACGTTCAGGATATACCACGTTAACATCAGCGGTAGGTTCATTACCATAATCGGTATACGGAGCGGTACCACCTACAATTTCAGCCGCCTTGAAAATAGCGGAGGAAGTAGTCCAATCACCTTTACGGGTTTCGCCAAACAGCAGACGAGCGTTTCTCGGCGCGGTCAGGATATCAACCACGGACGGGTCAACATAAGCGGTGAACACAGCGGGAACACCTACGTTCGGGGAAGTAATAGCCGCATCAGCGGTCATGCCCTCGGTGATAAAATCTCTTGCGCCATCAAAGACAATGCCTGCGTCTTTCATGGCTTTACGGAGTTCATATTTAGAAATAGCCATTCGTCTGTTCTCCTTTCTTACCAGTTAGAAATAACGGAAATTTCGTTAGCTTCAGCGGTAGTAACGAAATAGAAATCAGTTTCAACTGCACCGCTAACAGTAGCACCTGCCGCACCAGCTTTTACTGCGCCAGTAGTGGTATCCGCAAATACTTTCTGACCTTTAGTAACTGCAACTGCCGCCTGTACGAAGAAATCGCCTTTCTTCTGTACGCTTACGTTACCGCCAGCAGGAACGTAATTGATAGCATCGGCATCAGTATTGAGTACGTAAGCAACTTCACGAACAACGAAACCCAGCGGAGCACCGCTACCACTCGGATTTACCTGTCCTGCATCGGTAGCATCTTCCCAGCAGAAACCACCAATGGGAACATTTACTTTAGCGATATAACCTTTTGCAGTGCTTACAATCGGATTTACTGCGGCATATGCACCCGGCAGACCGATAGCAGGCACGAGATTAACTTTATTCTGAAAATTAGCCATGTTTTAATCTCCTTTCAATTATTTACGGATTTTGTTCAGGGCTTTTACATATTTGCCCATGGAATCGTCCAGTTCGCCGCCAATCATAGCGGAATCAGAAGCCATCGCAGGACGGTTCGAACACATAATATCAACCATGCCAGCATATGCACTTGCAGGATATTTCTTTACCGCAATGCCGTTCTTTTCCAATGCGAATTTGTAAATCGCTTCGGCAGAATCAAACGCAAACGGGTCAGAAATTTCGCCAACCAACGGACGTACCTTTTTAGCCGCAGAATTGATTCCCCGCATTTTTGCCATAACACTGTCATGAATTTTCTTTACAGAATCTTCACCCAACGCACGTTCCATGCCCTCACGTTCATGGTCGGCATCAATCTTTTCGGGGTCAGCCTTTTCACGCTTTTCGCCATAGCGAACACCCATCTCATAAGCCGCCTTGAATTTCGGGTCTTTCATCAACTCGTCAAGGTTTTCCTCGTCAACAGGAAGTTCCTCGTCTTTACCGCAGGCATCTTTGACTTCTTCCTCATCTTTTGCTTCGGCAATGCGTTTTTCCATGCCCTCGGCTTCGTGTTCGGAATCCAGCTTTTTAGGTTCTTCCTTTTCCAGTTCCTCGCCGTACTTCACGCCCTCTGCAAAGGTAGGCTCTTCATCTTTGGTTTCGCCCATCTTTTCCAGTTCGGACTTCGCCGCCGCTTTTTCTTCGTCAGACGCCAACGGCATGAATTTTGCTAAAAATTCATCAATCGGGATACCATTCATGTTATCCATTCTCCTTTCATTTTCATTGCTATATTTAACAGCATTCATGCTGTCAGCAACCTTTACATCGTGCCCCGCCCGTCCCTCGGGAACAAGCGCAACGTGATTGCCCTTGATGTTCCGCATAATCAAGTCGTAATGCACCTTTGAGCCATCTACCTCGGTAAATTCACCCGAAGTAAAATCAGGGTCGTAAGAGTAGCAACAGCTTATTTCAGCCGCCTGCCCATCTTCGATATACCCGATAGCCTGCGCATCCGTAACTGTCATGCTATTCTTTAGATATGGTGCTTCAAAAACCGCATCTGTCCCAACACTGCCGACAACCCATTCTTTAGCAGGTTTTTCAGCATTGATTTCATGATGTTCTAACAAAAGCGGTAAACCATTGAAAGTTTTAGCCGCCTTTTCCAGTTCATCGGCAGGACGCAATGCGTAGTAGATTTTCTCGGGATCGAATCCGTGCTCATCGCTGAACGGAATCTCTTTCCCTAAATACGGATTTACAGTTGCTTTTGAAATTGGAGTTAACGCAACGTGTAAAAATCCATTATCATCTTTCGTCCTCATGCTCGGCTTTGCATCAAGGACGATATTGTGTTTATTCATGCTCGATTACCTCCTTTCTGTGGAGATTGCCAATATAAAAACCGCCACCCAAAAATGAATAGCGGTTATTATAAAAATCAACAGCGTAAAATCGTTTGTATTGCGTTTTTAATCATCGGTTAGTATAAACTATCACGCAAGCATTAAAAACGCATCATAGACAGTTTTACGCTGTTTTAGACGCATTTTCGCTTTCGTGGTTTTATTCTGTGCCGGGGAAAATTGCTTGGAACGTACACATGCAGTAAATCAACTGCCCCGGCAATACATATTCGCCTACATCTTCGTCATATAAACCTTTATCTAAATCAAACGTCTGCCCATCAAAATCAATATGAGTGATACGGCTTGTTTTTTCTCCCGGTATGTGAATCCATTCGCCTTTTGTTGCGCCGTATGCTTTTGCATTGCTCATAGCCATTTGTTGCGTAACCTTTTGTACTTGGTCTTTAGCAATCAAATCAGCTCTGCGCTCTGCACGTTTTAGCGCATCTTCTTCAGATTCACCCTCTTTTCTGTTAACAATAGGGTGGTCGAATTTATCCTTTATTGCTTCGTGTATTGCCGCCCTGTCGCCGCCACGTTCCACAGCATCACGCACACTATCCTGTACTTCATTCAGATAGTTCATCGGTATTGTTTTTATGAGGTTTACGCTTTCTTCCACAAATTTTGCAATCTCTGCTTTCTGTGCGTCCGTGTAATTTGGTGTGAGTGCAAACCCCATATTTTTTAATTGCTTTTGCACATCTTTTCTTGTGCGCTTTTGCGTTTTATCTGCCAACCATTCAGCCATCTGTTTCGCTCTGCGCTCAAATTCCTTTTTCCATTTTTCACGCAGTTTCTTCATAACAGATTGCAGGTCACGTAACATACCATCGTTAGCCTTATCACTGTACAGCAAAAGAATCTCTGAACGTGTTTCCTCATTCATCGCCCGTATTAACTTTTTTATTTCTCGCCTGTACCTTGCAGTATACCCTGCATTGGGGTACATTCGCCCAAAGGTTACCCGTTGCGGTTTCATTCAATCACCACCTCTTTTTCTTCGGGAATATCCAAAGACGGGAAATCATCCTCACGTTCAGTTAACGTATCGTAACCGCTGTTCGCATCAGCAATAAGGCGCTCCCTTGCTTCGTCCTCGCTGATAACTCCTGCGGCAATCAGTACGGAATCGGTATCAGCCTGTATCTTGTTTGTTTCTGCGATTTCCCGTTCATCGTTTTCGGAAAGCGGCAGGAAATTAAAAATGATAGAATCATCTATCTCGCCATATAGGTTTTGCTGAAGCACACGAATCACTCTGCGTATCGGTTCGCCAAACATCTTTTCCTGCTGTGCCTTTATGTTGTCATAATGATTCTGTAACTCAACATCGCCACTGGAAAAACCGTTCGGTGAAAGTCCCCACATCTTTGTAACAGGTTCACAGAACATTGCCGCCACATATTCCATGCTCTGCCGTACAATATCTGTCACTCCTGCAAGGGAAGTAGTCTGAATCACCAAATCTTCCATGTCTTTGTCGATTGCCGCACAGCCCTCATTACTGCGATTCTGTACAAAATACTGAATGCGGTTCTTTAACGCTTGGTCGAAACCACCGCTCAATACGTCTTCCATGTTTGTTTTCAAGATGGTAACAGAATACTTTTGCAGTAAACGTCCTGCGGCTTCTCGGTTCTCAGTATAATGCGCTACGGCATCAATAACCTTTTGTGCCAACGGCAGACCAAAAAAGTTATATGCAGGTTTCAATAAACTCGTCAGCTTGTTTTCAGCAAAGTAAATCAGCCGACTTGAATGTACTGGAATCCCTTGTACATACCATAAAGACGGCTTGAAATAATCTTCTCGCATTGGATTTGTTGAATTATATCCGCCCGGTGTTACCAAATACGGCTCAATCAATCGGAATCCTTTAAACGTATCGGGAGCAAACGTCATGCTGTCAAGTATCAGCGGATTGGCAAGGTTATCTTCACCAGTATCAATGAATAACAGGCAGCCACCCATGTACCCACA